TTTTTATTTTTAGAGAAACGAGGTGAAGTAGCATTGAAATTGAATGTGAGGCAGAAAGCTTTTTGTGAGTATTACGTAGCTAGTGGAAATGCTACTGATGCCGCAATAAAAGCTGGATATAGTAAAAAGACAGCAGATAGAATAGCTAGTGAAAACTTGAGAAAACTTGAGTTAAAAAAATATATTGATGAACTAATGCAAAAATTAGAATCTGAAAGAACTGCATCTGCCAAGGAAGTGCTTGAGATGTTAACCTCGTCGATGCGGGGCGAACTGAAGGAAGAAGTCGTCGTGGTAGAAGGCACGGGGGACGGATGCAGTGACGCAAGGATAATTGAAAAGCAGATAGGACTTAAGGACAGGATAAAGGCGGCAGAACTGCTAGGAAAACGGTACAGGTTGTTTACTGACAAAGTCGAAGTTGAAGGAGTCCTACCTGTCATGATTGTGGGTGAGGACAAACTTGAAGAGTAGGAGAATCGTCAGACTGCCTGAAGTAGTCGGAAAAGGATACAAGGATTTCTGGAATTTCAAAGGCAGATACAAAGTCGTGAAAGGGTCAAGGGCAAGCAAGAAAAGCAAGACGATTGCTTTATGGATAATTCATAGCATGATGAAATATAAAGGTGCGAATACTTTAGTAGTTCGTAAGGTATATAGGACTCTTAAGGATAGCTGTTATTCGGACTTAAGATGGGCAATAAACAGACTGAATGTACTTGAATACTGGGAATTCAAGGAAAGCCCGCTTGAAATAACGTATAAACCTACAGGTCAAAAAATACTGTTCAGAGGATTTGACGATCCGCTTAAGATAACTTCGATATCGGTATCAGAGGGAGTTTTGTGCTGGTGCTGGTGCGAGGAGGCGTACGAAATAAACAGAGAACAGGATTTCAATATGCTTGACGAAAGTATTAGGGGTATTGTGGAACCTCCTTTATTCAAGCAGTTTATAATATCATTCAACCCGTGGAATGAGCGGCACTGGCTTAAGAAGAGATTTTTCGATGTTGAAGACGAAAATATAATGGCCAAAACTACGAACTACATGTGCAACGAATGGCTTGACGAAAGCGATAAAAAGCTATTTGAGGATATGAAGAAAAACAATCCTAGACGTTATCAGGTTGCGGGCTTGGGAAACTGGGGAATAGTTGAAGGGCTTGTTTATGAGAACTGGGAAGAAAAGGAATTTGACTGGAGAGAAATTTTAAATAAAAGACGAAAGGCGAAGGCAGTATTTGGGTTAGATTTTGGATACACTAACGACCCTGCTGCTTTTTTTTGTGGGATAGTGGACATGGAACAAAAAGAAATTTATGTTTTTGATGAAATATACCAAAAGGGAATGCAGAATACGGCTATTTATAGCGGCATAGAAAAACTCGGATTCAGGAAAGAAATAATAACTGCCGACAGTGCAGAACCGAAAAGCATAGAACAATTAAGAGGTTTAGGGCTTCACAGGATTAAAGCATCTAAAAAAGGGAAAGACAGTATTAACGCAGGAATTCAATTTATTCAGGATTTTAAGATTTTTATCCATCCAAGATGTGTTAATTTCATAACGGAAATAAGTAACTACAGCTGGGACAAGGATAAATTTGGAGAGGCAATAAATAAACCGATTGATGAATTTAACCATTTAATGGATGCCATGAGATATGCACTTGAGGATTATATGAGAAATAACCGAATGACTACGATTAACAAAAATATACTGGGGGTGAGATAGGTGCAAATAACGGTATTAGAAAAAGCTCTGTGGGACTTTTTAGTGAAAGACTTAGTGAGATTACAGAAACTTGAAGATTACTATACAGGGAAACATAAAATACTGGAAAAACAGGACAGGCTTAAAGATAAACATGACAGTAAGATAGTTCACAATTTTCCGAGCTATATAACAACAATAGCAACGGCATATTTTATTGGAAAAAGTATAAACTATAAGCTGTTAAAGGAAAATCTAATCAATGAATATGAGATGGTCGGAAAATATTTGGCTACGGAAGAGGAGCAGCAATGCAACTTTGAACATGCGGAAAATTGTTCGATTTTCGGATGTTCATATGAATTATGGTATAAAAATACAAAAGGTTCTGTAAACTTTAAAGTATTAGATCCTCGAGATGTATTTGTCATAAGGGATAATACGATAGATAAAAATATCAAATACGCAGTCCGTTGGAGCAGAGAGAAAAACGAAAATAATGAGTATGTCTATACTTTGGAGATTTACGATGAAAGAACTGTGACTGCCAACACATTTAATTCTGTGATGGATTACAAAGGAGTGATATTGACACCACAGGCACAAGGGGAAACCAGACTTCACGGATTTAACAGGGTACCACTTATTGAATTTGCTAACAACAAGCGGAAACTGGGAGACTTTGAAAAAGTAATCACATTGATTGACGGATATAATGAAGCGGTGTCAACATCATTGGACGACATGAAGGACTTTACGGATGCAATCCTCATTTTGACTAATATGCAGGGAACTGATGAGGAAGATATAAAAAGCCTGAAAAAGAATAAAGTAATGCTGTTAGGAGAAAATGGGGACGCCAAATGGTTAATAAAAAATGTGAATGATACATACTCCCAAAACAATAAAAACAGGTTGAATCAGGATATACATAAATTTTCATTCATACCCGACATGCAAGATGAACAGTTTGCAGGGAACAGTTCAGGGGTTGCGTTAGGGTATAAACTGTTAGCACTGGAGCAGTTATCGGCACAAAAAGAAATGTACTTTAAAAAAGCATTGAACGAAAGATTGGAATTAATTTTAGACTATTTTAATTTGAATCTGGTACCGCTGGATATTCAGAAAATATTCACGAGAAACACTCCTGAAAACTTAGTCGAGCTTTCGAACGTAATAACAAATTTAAACGGAGTTGTGTCACAGGAGAGTTTAATCTCACTGTTGCCTTTTATTGAAGATACTGAAGCGGAACTGAAGAAGATTGAAAAAGAAAATCAGACGGAACAACCTCTGGAATACAAGGGGCTAGCAAATGAAGAGTAAGGAATACTGGGAGAAAAGACAGCTTGCAAGAGAAGAGCTGTCATTTGACAAAGGAACTCAGGTATACGAGGATTATGTAAAGATACTGAAGGAAAGTAAAAAGGAGATAGATAATAAAATAGCACAGCTTTATGGCAGATACCAGGGCGAGTTAAAAAAGTTAGGTGTTGACAAAATTCAGGCCAGTACACTGCTTCGTGGTAGTGAATATAAACAATGGCGGTATGATATAGAAAAATATGTAAAGGAGATTGAAAGGCTTAAAAAAACTAATCCTGTCGAATTCAGGAAACTGTCAGTTGAACTTGAAACACTGGCATACAGGAGCCGTATCAGTCGACTGGACAGTTTAAAAGCTGGTATTGACTACGAACTTATACAGGCTGGTGAGAAAATCAATAATAAAGTGACGGATACATTAACTGAGGTCTATAATGATACTTACACATCACTTACTGAGGATCTGAATTTTAAAAAAGGTGTAATCAGCAGCAGTACAGTAAAAATGGCACTGGAACAGGAATGGAGCGGAGCTAATTATTCAAGCAGGATATGGAGTAATACTGACAATTTGGCAAAGGCAATAAAAAATGAATTAATTATCGGTCTGAATAAAGGTATCAACTACAGGACTATGTCACAAAACATAGCTAAGAAATTTGAGACAAGCTATAAAAATGCTGAAAGGTTGGTAAGAACTGAAACAAATCACATTCAAAATCAGGCAACGCTTATGGGGTATAAAGATGCTGGAGTTGTTAAATATCAGTTTTTAGCAGTGATGGATAGCAGAACGAGTCACACTTGTGCCAATCTTAACGATGAAGTATTTAAAACGGAAGATGCGACGGAAGGAGAAAATTATCCACCAATGCATCCACACTGCAGAAGTACCACAGTACCTTATGAATATGCTGATATTGAATCTGATTCAGTTAACGAAACATCAAAGGAGGAATCACAGAACGATGAAAGTGATGGTGTTTTTGCAAAAAGTAATTTAAGTGCAGATGTCAAGAATGCAATTGAAAAGGAATTTGGTAAACTGAACAGTAGCGAGGTTATTCTGAGAGATGAAAGATTGGAACATATACGAGAAAGACATCCTGAAATTGTAGATGTACTTAAAGATAATTACATAGAAACAGTGAATAACCCAGATTATGCACTTAAAGATTACAAAAATACAGACACAGCACTATTTTTAAAAAAAATTGAAGATTACAGCATAAATCTTGTGGTAAAATTATCAGCCTCAAACTCAGATAAAAGTTTGGAGAATTCGACCATAACAGTTTACAGAGTAAGAAAAAGAGAGGTAAAAAGGTTACAGAAAAAGAATAAAATTATATTTGACAAAAAAGATAAAAAGAGGTAGAATGTTAATGAGGACGGAGAATGTCATACCGTCGCCCCTCATATATTTGAGGTAGGAGATATAGGGACTTGACACCTATCGGTTTAATGTTAACATTTTAAGATAATTCAGGAGCGGTTTAACAACTGCTCTTTTTGTTACCTGAAAATACAGGAAGAAAATTTTGAAAAAAAATGCTTGACTTTTTAGTCGGCTTATAATATAATTATAGTCGGCTAGAAAGTAGGTGAAAAATTTGAAAAAAATGGGAAGACCAAAAAGTGATAATCCAAGAAATAAAAGGCTTGAAATAAAACTTACAGAAAGTGAAGATTTAGAATTGAAAAAATTATCTGAAAATCTTAAAATAACAAGAACGGCTATTATTTTGAAAGGTATAGATTTGGTTAAAAGAGAACTTAATAAATAAAAAAGCCCTCTATTAAGGATTTAAACAAAACATAGAGGGCTAAGGTAAAATACCTTCTAACCAATAGTATTTTACCACAAACCCTCTTAAAAAACAAATAATTTTAGGAGGAAATTTAATGGAAAACATTATGGATTTAGTAAAAATTGAAAGAAATAAAAACCACGGGTTAGTTGTCAGTAGCAGAATTATTGCAAAAGGATTAGGAAGAAGACATTCTCATGTTATAAGAGATTTGGAAAATATACTTGAAACCTCCGTAAATTCAGAAAGCCCAAATTTGGGTTATCTAATTTTCCCCAATGAATACAAGGTCTCAGGACAAAAAAGGGAGTATAAAGAATACCTGCTCACTGAAAACGGTTTTATCCTGTACATGTTCAACATTCAGGGGCATAATGACTTTAAAATAGCATATAT